TGTTAAGCAGTTAAAGAATCGCTATAACGATCCAAGTTTCTATAAGAGATTTGTTATTGGAGTTGATCGAGCGAAGATGAAACTGTATGATGTAGAAGCATCGGCACAAACTCTGAGTGACTCAGGGAAGAATGATGACGATGAACCAATGTTTGATAAGAGTAATTTTGGTCGCAGACAAAAGGCAGAATCATTCGAAGGATTTAAGTTTTAGGAGAGAATATGACTAAGGTAATCGTAGCAAAACAGAAACATGATATGTCTCATATGATGGGACAATTCCCAGATGAGTCTCATTATGATTTCCTCATTGAAGAGGATTGTGATGTTTATATGCCAGAAATTCCTGGACATCCAGAGTTGACTTACTCTGAAGACAGAATTGTTTTAAAGTTCCGCAAGAACTATTTCAGTAAAGAACAACAAGACCAAGCGTACTTTGGTCTCCGTGAAGCAGCAACTGAAACTCAGAACAGAGGTATGGCTGCAGGTCCAAGAGCAGAGAAGTTAGGTAATCGTGAGTGGGTCACTGAATACGAATCAGAAATTATTGATTACTTCTTGAATCCAAAGGCATCGTTGGACGGAGATCCAATTGATGTTATTAAAGCCAAACATGAAGGTAAGACTGACAAACCATCCACAAGAAATAATGTTTGGGGTATTCAAGCAGTTAAGAAAGACGGATTTGTATTTAATGCATGGGTTGAGAAAGTTCGTAAACTAGATACATCTGAAATGGTCACTGAAGCCAGACGAGTTGAAAAAGCATATGTATGCGCAACTACCTATGCCAATGGTGTTATGTCTGGTATCGCTGGATGGTTTGATCGTTATCCTCGTATTCCTTATGGTCGTGCAACATCTTATACTGCTCGTGAACCAGCAAAGTTTGCCATGGCATATCCATTCTTACAGCAACTTGCTCAAGGTTTTAAAGACCTGTTGCCATGGAGATACAACAATCAGATGGAAGCAGCAAAGAAACTAGATCCTGCATTCTTGGTTCCAGGAACTCCATTCACTACTGTTACTGTCAACAAATCATTTAGAACTGCATGCCATTGCGATGCTGGTGACTTTACTGCTGGTCTATCCAATCTATTGACTCTAACTAATAATGGTAACTATACAGGTTGTTATTTGGTAGCACCAGAGTATCGTGTTGCTGTCAATCCAAGACCTGGAGATCTATTACTCATTAACAACCATGAAGTAATGCATGGCAATACTCAAATTCAATTGCTTGATAATGTGGCAGAGAGAATCTCTTTGGTTGTTTACTTTCGTGAGAAGATGCTTGAGTTGGGTTCAAAACAATATGAAGATTGTCGTTATGACTTTGTTGAACACCGTAGACTTAACAAAGAACACCCAGACCAAAAGTACGAAGATGGTTCTCAACGACATCTTTGGAATGGTGTTAGTTCTTCTATGTGGGAGTCTGATGAGTGGTATGAATACCTTGAGTCAAGACTTGGTAATGATACTCTAATGAAGTATCATCCAGAATCACAAAAGGCAAATTCACTTGAAGGATTCTTCTAATGTGCGGAGTCATTGGAGCAATTATTAAAAAACCTCATGCCGAGGATTTCTTAATGCTTCATCGTGTATTCCTTGAGTCTAAGATTCGAGGATTGCATGCTACTGGCATTGCTTATGTTAAGAACAACGAGATTGTTATTGACAAACGACCAGTTCCTGCTGATGAGTTTCCCTTTAACTTTCCAAGTTACGTAAATGAAGATGGAAATCTTTATCTTATCGGGCATTGTAGATATAGTACCAGTGATTTAGAATTCAACCAACCAATTGGTAATCAAGATCAAGCTGTTGTTCACAATGGTGTTATAACCCAAGAGTTGCCAGAAAACTGGAAAGAACTATATGGGTATACTTGCACTACTAAAAATGACAGTGAATTGATATTGCATTCTGATTCACCACTGGAAGAATTCCCAGATATGTCTATGGGTGTTTGCGAATTAACCAGTGATAAGAAGTTGCTAGTTTATCGCAATGGTAAGCGTCCATTATATTTGACATCTATATCAAATGGATGTATAATTACTTCTACTGCTGATATCTCAAAACGAGCAGAAGTTCCAGGATTCCCAATTAATATTTTAATGAACCACTATTTTACATTTGATGAACGTCTTGCAATGACGATTGAAAAAGTAAATATTGAAGATGCGGTAGACTTACAACATGAACTTTGTTAATTCAACAAGAGTTGAAGAGTTAATTAAAACTAGTCCAGCTGGCAAGAACACTAAGTTCTTATCAGCAGCACATTCATTGTGGTATCGTTTTCATAACTATGACAAAGCACCTCCACTGGCTTATGAAGTTAATGGAGAAGTTGTTTCACTAATCTTTGCCACATTCAATCGAGATGGTTATAGCAATCTTTACGAGATTGTTACACTTGAAGGAAATGAAGGTAAGGGTTACGCCTCAACGTGTTGGGATACTTGGATTGATTATGCAGTTAAAGAAAGAAAGATAACAAGACTGAAGATGTCTTGCACTCCTTCTTCAGTTACATGGCATTATAAGAATGGTTTGATTTGGTGGGCAGTTGATCCAACAGGTTCACTTCGTTCAGACCAACCATTGTTTTCAACAAGAGCAGAGCAGATTGCTTATCGTGACTTTGCCATTGTGAATCCACTACAAGCACTACCACCATACAAAGCAAGAGATCAATTTCGTGCTGAAGGTTTAGAATCATACAAGTGGGGTGATAAGAAAAGAGCAAAGAGCCAAACTGCAATTAATGCAGTTGGTAAAGCATGGTTACGAGAAGCACTAATGGATCAACCATCACTTGATGAATTTTTAAAATAATGGATTATCGTTTACCAGAAAATAATAGAGAAGCGTTCATTCGCTGGTATGCTTGGTCATTAAAATATGATGACTGTGATCCAGCTGTTTGGTGCACAAACTATTTGCACAATCGCTATGAACATAATGATGAAGAAAGAATTTGGTTAGCTTGGCTATATGGTAATACGTATCAACTACCAACTGCATGGGTTCTAAAGAATGAGTTCCCAGACTTTGAGTTGGCAACTGTGGATCGTATTACTCAGTGGAATACTACAAATTATAAACGACTACGTTACCAAACTGATACAAAGTGGAACAAAGGTCATCTACCTGCCATGTTTGCTTCTTATCAGCAATTCATTGGTGATAAAACACAACGAGAAAGAATAGAAGGTTTTTATGGAGACAATGAGGCACAAAACTTTGATAACTTGTGGAAAAGCGTTAAGTCTGGGCTGCATAAGTTTGGTCGCTATTCCACTTGGTTTTATCTTCAGCATCTTAAGCATACCGCTGGTATTCGCATCAGCCCTACTAGTCTCATGCTGGATGATTACGATGGCTCTCGCTCTCATCGTAATGGATTACTTTGCGCCCTCGGCAGATATAACGATATGGATAGAAAACTCAATGGAAGCGAGTATGCGACTCTTGAGTCAGAAGCCAGATCTATTCTCGAAGAAACCAAAGATAGATTCCCAGATTTATTATCCCAAATAGATTTCTTTACAATGGAAACTTGTTTGTGCTCATTCAAGAAAATCTTTAGAGAACATCATGGTCGTTACCTTGGGTATTATCTAGATCGTCAAGCTGAAGAAATTATTAAAGCTGAGGGTGATGGATGGTATGGTATTGATTGGAATGTTCTGTGGCAATCAAGAGAAGAAACCATTGACTTGAGATTAGATCATAGACATGGTATTGATAAAGATAAATTTACATCTTTTCTTAACACTGGCAAAATGCAGAATATGGATTGGATGTTTAATGATGAAGAACCTATATTAAATGGATTGGAGATGTTTACATGACAACGGTAATTGGTAATAATATGAATAATGATACAATAATAATTAGCAATGGTGGTTTAACAACAGGAAGCCTTACAATTGGTACTAGTGGAACAATATCAACAACGCATTCTAGTACGCTAGCATTCGGTGGATTCGATATAGAAGACTTTCTTGATTGTCATTGTTTCAACAAAATTACAGTTGAACACAAAGTTGCCGAATTCGAGTTAGCCAAACTTAAAGAAACTGTTCCAACTTATGCAGATGAGATTAAAGAAAACTTGTCTAAGAATCTTGCAAGGGATATAATCAAGAAAACTACATTCACTAAGAAACATAATGTGGATAGTGACACTCACCACTTTCTTGGAAGAGTATGGGTGTTTACTGAAGATGAACTAAAGAACTTAATACAGGAAGCAAGAAATGCTTAACGAAAAAGTAGGATTAACAGACCAGATCTCTATTCAGGTCATTCGTGCACAACCAAAAGTGCGTAAACTAATTGCTGTTGGTGGGCAACCTGGAACTGGTAAGACCACTTTATTCCGTAAATTTATGGAGAAGTATCAGTGGGAAACAGTTGAACCAAAGAAGATGCTTCCTGCTCTTTATTGTAAAGAACTAGACCTGTACATTCTAGGTAAGTATGAAGATGGTGAAACTTTTGCTGGTACAGATCGTCTAAGTATGGCTGTCCAACCAGTGGCACAGCAGTTCGTTACGGAGACTGCTTCTAATATTCTATTCGAAGGAGACCGAATCTTTAATCAGTCTTTCTTGGAATTTACAATGAAACTTTCCAATACGGATCTTCAGGTAATTTACCTTAAAGTTCCAGATAATATGTTAAAAGAAAGATATGCAGAACGAGGATCTGATCAATCTGCAACTTTCCTAAAAGGTCGGGCAACTAAATATAGTAATCTACTATCAAACTTTGAACTGATGCCTTATATTACCGAGTTTAGTAACACTAACTTAGAGGAGCAGGGAAAGGTACTCGCATTCTTGGAGAGTAATTTCAAGATGTAAAATGCCTTTCTGGGATGTAAAATGCAATGCAATTTTGAATTCCTAGAAAACGCTAATTACGATTGGATGGATCTGCTCAACTTTCAAAAGCGTCCATTCAGAGCAAAATTTGTACCTTCAAAAGTCTGGCAAGACCTAGACAACTATTGCAATGATAGCAAGGGTCTTTCAAACTACTTTAAAAAGTGGAGAACCAAAGTTGAGTTCCTTCCACAAAAATCCAAAGCCAAACTGTACGATACCTATGTTTCCGTTGGCGGTGAATATGGACCAGACGAAAGACAGTGCTGTATCCAAATATACACAACTGAGTTCGATAAATTTCGATTCACATACGATACATGGAACAAGTTTAAGTATCGTATAATCCAGACTCAAATGCATGAGCTAATACACTTTATGCAATTTGATAGAAGAGGAGATGCGTGGTCAAACTACGTTGTTCCTTACAAGAAAGTAAAACATGAAAAGAAGAACATTGAGAGAAGATATCTTTCTGAGTTCGATGAAATTCAGGCATATGCCCATTGTGTGTTACTTGATTTCAAAACCTACAAACCAACCATCACCACAGAAGAACTAATCAATAGAGCAAAGCACTCTAAAGATTCTTCCACTCTTAACTACATCCTTAAAGCATTCAATTACGACTATCGTAATAACGCTGCAATTCCTAAGCTGATGCAGCAGATCGTTAAGTGGGATCGTAAATACCAGCGAACTATTCGAGCATCTCGTCGTCCTAAATAATTAGTATTTACTAATAGGGAACGTGAATGAGTGCACTATCTGACAAGTATGAGCAGGATGTAGCCAAATACATCGATAAAATTCCAGGAGTTAAGGCAACTAGACCTCCAGGAGATACAGGGTATGCTGATGTTAAAGTAACATACGGCACGACTACTTCATGGATGGAAGTAAAGATGAATCATACTGATAATCTTTCTAATCCTCGTGTATTTTATTCAAATGGTAGTTGGAAAACTACTTATACTACTCCAGCAGCGCATGCTGCAGTTGATATTCTTAACAAGTCTTCTTTTTCTAAAGACTTCGTTAAAAAGATTGCTTTGTTCTCTGGCATTGCTTTAAATAAAATAAAATTACCAACAACCAAAGGTGGTCTCAAAGAAGATGGGGCAGTTCCTTTGGAGGTTATGAAAAAGTATTTTGATCAACCTAATGTTAATAGGTATATCGCCAATCAAGAAAACTATAATCTTGGTAAGTTAGTCACAGAACACTATACGCTTGGTAAAAAAGCTCCAGCTTATTATATGCAAGCTGCTGACGACTTTTATCTAATATCAAAAACTGATCCATTTAAGTTAGGTGCTAATCGTATTCCACTTCTTGCAGGTATGGGAGACTTCAAAGTCCGAGTTGCCACAAGATCTGATTTTTACGAGATTCAGGCAGAAATAAAAATTACTAAAATGCCTGATAGTACGTACTCTCTTAAACCAGGAACACAAAAGAAGAATCCATTTCTAAGGTAAGTTATGTTAAATTTTAAATCATTCTTAAAAGAAGAAACTCTACTATTAGAGAAGGGAAAGGCACTTAGCAGTGGAGTGGACAGTGATGATAAAGGTAAGTTACACGAAATCCTTTTATCAAAACATCTGCATCCAGAAACTAAATTACCTTCTCATCATCGTGCAGAATCTGAAAATGATGAACATGCTGGTACACCTCAACAAGTTCACGATCGTTTAAAGAAAAAGATTGGTGATGCTGCATATAATGAAATTGATTCACATGCAAAGTCTACAGCCAAATCACTACACGATCATCTAGTAGAACAAGGGCATCTAAAACCTGGACATAAGATTGGAAATGTTTATTGGACATCCAATGCTGATAAACCAAATAAACCTGGAGATCATGAAAAGACTACTGGCATTAAAGATGTAAACTCAAACGCAGATTTAATCGCTGAGATTCATGACAAAAGTGGTAAGGTTATTGGGCATCATGGAATCTCGGCAAAGTATGGAACAAACAAACAACCGAACTATCGTAATCCAGGACTTGACTCTTTAGAGAAAACTGCAAACATCCCAGCTGGTTCTTTAAACTCGCACTTAAAAGTTCATGCAACAGCTATGGAAAAATTAGGTTACGCTGGTACTGCAGAAGATCGTCATGCTCAATATAAAGCTGACAACTTGGGTATTGATAAAGTAAGAGCAGAACATGCTCGTCTTTCTGGACTTCTTTCTTCTGGTAGAAAGTTATCCGCCAAAGAAAAGAATACACATAAACATTTTGAGATGTTTGTTAATGCTCATGACAAACATAAGAAACCTGATGAATTTCTACAGATGGCTGCATCAAGAGCAAAGTCTGCAGAAGAAGGTGCGCTGATTGCTAAACGAGCAATCGCAAAGAAATTCTCAGATGGTTTGGCTACACATGATGATACCAAACTCAGAGAAATTGTTAATCAACATGTATCTGCTCCAACTAAAATACCACACACTGTGGCTCACTCTCATGTTCAAGATGATGGATCATCAAAACCTTTAGTAAAACCTGCACATAAAATTGCTGATGAACACTTGGACAATTATGAAAATCTTCACGTAGTTCATAATGGTGGCATTGCTGTCAACATTAAAGGCACACATAAGAAAACTGGTAAGATTATGAATGTGGCGACCATGACTATGAAGGGTTCTTCTGGTCCACACAAGGGAGCCAACGGCACTTTCACCTTAGGATAATCCCCTCAAGTCTGTAGGGTTATTAAAGAAAGTGGTTGCCTTTAATTGCAACTTGCGGTATAATAGAGTATAAAAAGATGAAAAGATTAAAGAGTTACATATCAGAACAGAAAAATACTCACATGACTCATGTGGAGGATTTGGTATTCGATGCAGGCATCGAGGGTACTCGTAGAGCAATAAACTTTCTCCGTGACTTACGTGACATGCTCGCTGGTCACTCAAAAACTAAAGTAACTGCCACAGTTAAATGGGATGGTGCTCCAGCTGTATTTGCTGGTATCGATCCACGTGATGGTAAGTTCTTTATTGCGAAAAAAGGTGTCTTTAATAAAGAGCCTAAGGTTTACAAAACCGCAAAAGACATCGATGCAGATACACAAGGTGATTTAGCAGCAAAGCTAAAGATTGCTCTTAGTGAGTTCAAGAAACTTGGTATCAAGTCTGGTGTTTATCAAGGTGACTTGATGTTCACCAATGACAAAAAGATCGTTACGATTGATGGACAGAAATACGTAACCTTCCATCCAAACACTATTGTGTACGCTGTTCCTGTTGGAAGCGAACTAGCCAACAAAATTATCAAAGCAAAAATTGGTGTTGTTTGGCACACTACATATACTGGTCCAGACTTTGAAAGCATGAGTGCTTCCTTTGGCAAGTCTATCGTACAGCACATGACACCAAATGCATCTGTATGGATGGACGATGCAAACTACAAAGACTACTCTGGTGTCGCTACATTCACTCAAGAACAAACAGCTGAATTGACTTCTACTCTTTCTCAAGCTGGTTCTTTGTTTACTTCTATTCCTGCTAAAACTCTTAATGCTATCAAAGATAACGATGAGTTAAATATGGCAGTCAATACATACAACAACTCTAAAGTTCGTGCGGGTGAACAGATTACAGATACCCATGCACACGTTGTTGGATTATTTAATTATATCCACGACAAGTACCAAAAAGAGATCGACAAACGTGCCACTGATAAGGGCAAACAAGCCCAAGAAGAAAAACGAAAAGAAGTTCTAAAGTTTTTCGTTGATCATGATAAGTCTGAGATTGTTAAGATTTTCGATCTAGTTAATCTACTGGCAAAGGCTAAATTAATGATCGTAAATAAGATGAATGAGGCTGGACATATTAGCACCTTCCTTAGAACTACTAATGGATATAAAGTTACTGGAGTCGAAGGGTTTGTCGCCATTGATCACTTGACAGGTGGAGCAGTAAAGATTGTGGATCGTCTTGAGTTTAGTAAATCAAACTTCTCCGCTGATATTATCAAAGGATGGCAACGATGAAATTCTGTTGTATCCTAAATAGCTTAGTAAAACCCCTTTATAGATGGATAAAATGAAAGATTATAAACAGTTAATTAAAGAACTGCCTAGCAAAACAGTGGTATTCGCATTCGGAAGATTCAATCCTCCGACAATGGGACACGAGTTGCTGGTTAAAGCAGTTAAAAAACTGGCTGATCAACGAAACGCTGATCACGTAATCTATGCATCTAGGTCACAAGATGCTAAAAAGAATCCCCTATCTGTAGAGAAAAAGATTAAGTATCTTAAACTTATGTTTAAGCGTACTAATTTTGTTGCAGCAAATGATAAGGTTCGTACCTTTATCGAAGCTGCAGCACAGTTGAACACAAAGTATAAAAACCTTATCATGATTGCTGGTTCAGATCGTATTGCTGAATACAAGCGTTTGTTAAATACATACAACGGTAAAGAATTTAACTTCGACACTATTGAAGTAGTTTCAGCAGGTGAACGAGATCCAGATGCAGATGATGCTTCTGGTATGTCTGCTTCTAAGATGCGTGCACTAGCAGTTAAAGGTAACTATTCAGACTTTAAAGTAGGTCTGCCATCTACTGTTCGTGACATTGATGGTAAAAGATTAATGAATGACATTCGTGATGGTATGGGTCTTGAACCGATCAAAGAACAGATTGTTCTTGTTAAAAATGAACTGCGTGAAAGATATTTCAATGCAGAGATTTTTAATGAGGGAGACATCGTAGAATCTGACGGTAAAAAATTCAAAATCGTTAAACGTGGTTCAAATCATTTACTATTAAAAGAAGAATCTGGAAAATTAGTATCTAAGTGGATTCAAGATGTTCAACCAACAGAAGAAAAAGAAAATATGCAAGAAGAACTTACAGATAAAACATTAAGACCAACTGATAAGATTAAAGTTGCTCGTATTATTGCTACTATGCTTGGTAATGATAATGCTGAGTCATCTTCTAATCCAGAAAATCTTATCAATCAAGCACTACGTAAAGTTCGTACAAAGGCACTTAATCCAGAAGCCTTGCATATCCTTGATAAAATGCTTAATCTTGCCACAGAGCAAGGTATTAAATACGATGCTACACTAAAACCAAATAAATTAAAAGAAGGTGCTGTACAAGTTAATGGTACAGATAAGATTGAGACAACTACAGATTCAGTTGTTGTGAATAAAAATAGTAACTATAATATTGCAAAAGATATTCTTAGATTCAGTGACTTTAAGAAACTGCAAAAGATGAATTCTGTTAAAGAAGAACACGAAGAAACTCCAGGACAGACACATCAAATTGGTGGCACATTATCATCAAGTGATACTTCAGATAATCTTCGTCGTCGCAAGGTTAAATATCATCTAGGCGAACAAGATGATAGCGTAGCAAAAGAAACTGCTAAAGCAAATCTAATTGCCAAGCATGCTAAAGAAAAAGAGTCTCTTTCTGATAAACAAACTAGAGAAAAAGAATCTTTAAGTGAATTGTCAACGGATCTTCTAGCAAGATATAAAAAGAAAGCATCTGAACAAGCATCTGCAGCAGACAAAGCTGGTGATTATGCCAAAGGTGACAAACGATTCAAAGGTATCAACAAAGCCACTACCAAGCAATTCGATAATGATCTGAAGAAACATGATCAACTTAAAGAAGAACATATTGTTCATGTAGATGACGGTAGCAATTATGGTGACAAGCCACATGATAAAGATGTTGAACATGTCATGGCTGGCGCAAAGAAACACAATGGTGAATTTGATGGAAACTCTGATAAGGGTGCTTTCTTTAAATTCAAATCAAACAGTGATGCTAAAAACTTTGCAGACCATGTCAAAAGAGCACCGCACAAATCTGTTCATGCAGACCTACATGAAGAAGTTGAACCAGAAGATACAAACGATATCGTCTTTCCAGAAATGTCTGATGATGAAGTCGATACTATGGCAGACAAATTATCTGATGATGATTATCTAGATGTATATGATGAAGATGAACTGGGTATTGTTGATGCTGAAACTGGCGAAGAATTGCCAGAAGATGAACCAGAAGAAAAAGAACTTGAAGAATCTGCTTTATGGGAAGTTCTTTCTCGCATTGAACGCATGAAAGCTAAAAGTAGAATTCGTCGCACCTCAGCAAAGCGTGAGCGTGCAACCAAGATAGCACTCAAGCGTTACTCAAACACTGCAACAATTAATAAGCGTGCACGTCGTTTAGCAGTCAAACTAATCAAGCAACGCATGCTACGTGGCAGAGATGCATCAAAACTTTCTGTTGGTGAAAAAGAAAGAATCGAAAGAACACTAGAGCAACGCAAAGCAATTATTGGTCGCATTGCTACTCGTCTAGCACCTCGTGTTCGTAAAATTGAGAAAGCAAGATTGTCTCATTCAAAATATACTCAAGGTAAACAACCAAGTGTATTCTAAGGAAACATAATGATCTCATTTCAACAATATTTAACTACGATTTGCGAAACTGCTGATGCAGGATTAGCAGCAAAAGCCAGCAAGTCTGGTATCTCAATTGGTACTCTGCGCAAGGTATATCGTCGTGGTGTAGCTGCATGGAATTCTGGTCATCGTCCAGGAACTACTCCACAACAATGGGGTATGGCTCGTGTAAACTCTTACATCGGTAAAGGTAAGGGAACATATGGTGGAGCAGATAAAGATCTACACGAAGAAGAATTACAAGAAAAGAAATTACCTGAAGTACCAAAAGATAAAGAGTCTGGTTTACCAAAGAAATATGTTGCTGGTCTTTCTACGTCAACTGCCAAAGCACGTGCTGCACATTTTGATAAGATGGATAAGAAAAGTGACAGTGATCCATCAGCATATGAACCAGCACCTGGAGATGCAAACGCTAAAACTAAACCAAGTAAACATACACTAAAGTATCGTGCTATGTTTGGCGAAGATATGGAAGAAGAGATCTACGAAGCATGCTGGGATACGCACAAGCAAGTTGGTATGAAAAAGAAAGGCAACCGTATGGTTCCTGATTGCGTACCAAAGAATGAAGAAGTCGAAGCACAGTTTGATGTTATCGAAGAGATGGTAATGGCAATGGCAGAAGAGTATAGCATGGATCCTGAACTTGTTTGGGAAAAGTTTGAAGCAGTAGATGATGTTACCCTTTACGAAGCTGCAGTTGATGCCAAAGGACACAAAAGTTCTACTGGTGGTCTAACTCAAAAAGGTCGTGACGCATACAATGCTAAAGGTGCAAATCTACAAGCACCAGTAACAACTCCACCATCAAAACTAAAAGCTGGTAGTAAAGCTGCCAATCGTCGTAAGAGTTTCTGCGCACGTATGGGTGGCATGGAAGGCGCAATGAAGAAACCAAATGGTGAACCAACACGTAAAGCGTTGGCTCTGCGTAAATGGAACTGTTAATAAAACTAAATAAGAAATAACTGGAGAAGAAACATGCAATTTAAATCATTTATGGAAGCGTTGAAGGGTAAGCAACATAAGATCGACAAGAATAAGAATGGTCAAATCGATGATCATGACTTTAAACTTCTACGTAAAGAAGAAACAGAAGAGTTAGAAGAAGCATTAGATCCTTCTGAGATTGCTGGTAATCCCAAAATGTATGATGCTGCTACTGTTAAAAAAGCATACTATCATAATAAAACAACTCCAGAAGATAAGAAAACTTTAGAGCGTCATTTAGATCGTCACCATGGTATGCGTGATTGGCGTAAGTTAGAAGAAGCCACTGTTAAAACACAGAAGTATTCATGGGGAACTATGAAGACTGTTCATCATGGTTCTGATTTCTCTATTCCTCTGCACCCAGAACACCATGAAGCTATTGCTAATTTAAAAGACCAGCAAGAACATAAGTTTAAAGATGAGACAGGTCGTCACTGGACAGCAAAGAAGTCTGGTGAAGATGTTCATTTCCAAAGTGCTAATAATGGACCAAAAACTACAGTTAAACATAATGATTTAAAAGAATCTGACGATCGTATGGCTCGTGCAGACTATAAAACTAGTCCATCTGGTCGTAAGTCTCATAAAGAAATCGTGTTTAATTCTGGAGAAGAAACAGAAAAGAAAGATAAGATGAAAGTAGATGAATCAAAGAAAGAAGATCCTCCATTTGATGGTCCATATACAAAGACTGCACCTGTTAAAAACTCAGATGGTACTATGCAATCACCAATGAGTCGTGCACGTGAACTTGCTAAAAAGGCTATTGCTGCTTCAAATAAAAAAACAAACGAAGAAGTTGAATCTATTGATGAGTTATCAACGAATACATTAAATTCTTATAAAGACAAAGTTTATAAAGATTACAGAGATGGTAAACCAGGAAATAGTTCGATGAATAGAATAACTGGTGTTAGAAAAGCAAATAAAAGAATTTTAAACAGAGAATCTAAAGACGAACAAGAGTATGGTTACGAAGGTGACATGGCTATGAATCAATTGTCAACACTAATTCGTTGTGCTGAAATGATTAAAGAAACACTAAAGCCAGATACTGATCTTCCAGAGTGGGTTCAATCTAAGATTACTCTTGCCTCTGATTATATTGTAACTGCTGCTGATTATCTACACTCTGAATTAGAAGAGCAAGCACCTGTTGCCCCAGTCCCAGATAGAAAATACATCAAGGGTACTCCAGAGAATAAAGCGTTGAAAGCATCACGCAAACCAATCAATGGTATGCCAACGAATGTTAAAGAAGAAGCTGAATCAATCGACGAATTGTCAAAGGGTACTCTTGGGAATTATGTAAAGAAAGCATCCCGTGATGCTACAATTACTCGTAAAATTGGCGCAGACTTTGAAAACAGGGCTGACAGAGCAAGAAGTCCAGGTATGAAAGATTCTAACACCGAACTATCCAGCAAATATAAACAAAAATCTTGGAAGCGCAGAGATGGTCTTGAAAAAGCAGTTGATCGTTTGACCAAAGAAGAAGTCGAACAGATTGACGAAGCCAATCATCGTGAATTTGCTTCTCAAGGATTGATGCACCCAGACATGGCAAAGCATATGAAGACTGGACAAGAGATGGACTTCTACCACTCTAAGACTGGTGATAAAATTTCTGGTGTTGTTAAGCACAATACTAATGGTGAAGTTCATATCAAAGCAAACAAAGATGGTAAACTAGGTGCTGGTGAAGTACATAAGTTTAAAGTATCTTCTAATCTAAAAGAATTTAAAACACTTTCTTATAGTGATTTTATTTCTAATCTACTAGAGTACACTCCAGGTCCAGGTGGAGTCACTCAAGTTAAAGGTCGTTCTTATGGAGCAAGTTATGTTGATCCAGAAGGAGAAGATGATTATGATGATAAGAAACCAGTAAAGGTTACGCCTGAAAAGCGTGGGCGTGGTCGTCCAGCTGGAGCACAATCTGGTGCTCGTAAGAATTTTGGTAATTCTAAACTACATACAAAATAAATTAAAGTTTAATTCAAGGAGAATAAAATGGCACTATGGACAAATACAGATGGCGCTGCAGGTAAACCAAAATACCTTTCAGACGCTGACAAAGCAAAAACATTCGGTATGGATACTACTGAAATCACAGCAGGTGGCGATAACGTAACTTCAGTTGCAGTTGCTGCTGGCGGTGCACGTTATCTAGAAGCACCTGCAGTTACCTTCTCGGGTGGCGCAGGATCTTCTGCTGCAGCTACTGCTACTATCGCTGGTGGTGCAGTTACTGCAGTTACTGTTACAAACGTGGGTTCTGCATATACTTCAGCACCGACTGTTGCGATCGCAATCCCAAGACGCACTATTCCTTTAGCATCAATCGATACTGCTACTGACACTATCGCTTATACAGCGCATGGTCTAAATACTGGTGATGCTGTTAAGTACTTCCATGGTGGTGGCACTGCTGCAACTGGTCTAACAAATAACACAACATATTATGTTACTGTTTCTGGTCTAACTGCCAATGCGTTTAAAGTTTCTGCTACTGATGCTGGATCAACTGTTGACATTACTGGTCAAGGTAACGATGCTCAATACTTTGAACTTGCTACTGCAGTAGCAACGATCCAAGCAACTGCTACTGCTTCTAAAGGTTTTGGTGCTACTGGTATTGCTGCTACTCACGCTGGTTGGGTTCTTCGTACTGTTGGTACTGGCGGTCGTGCTGGTCGTATTACTACTGAAACATTAGTTGCCATGGGTTCTATTGGTTCTGACGCATCTGACGATACAGTCCTTCCTGACGCATAATAAATACATAATGTAAAGAAGGAGAGTTGGTCTCCTTCTACTTTTTGAAGATAATATGGTTAGTGAAAAACTAAATGAAGACAACTTTCTTGTATACGCAATGCATCACTACGATAATCCGCAGTGCCATAGTCTACAAGAATTTGAAGAAGACATAAAGAAGTTTTTATATCTTAAGAAGTTGTTCTCAAGGTATAAAAATAATGGTGAACTTAAAGAAAGATTGATTCTTAATCACATTATTGTGCTGTACAATATATTTGGAGATTCAGCAACTAAAATGTTGTTTCATAAAATAGAAAAATCATGTTGGGATTCTTTGATAACATTTTTAGTATATCTTGAAAGAATGCCTGAATCTTTACCAGAATTTAATATTATTTTATCTGACATTGTTTTGGATGAAGTGATTATTGCAACACTAAGGAAGATCTAATGAGTCGCATTATAGATAATTTGCTTGCATATAAAATTCTTTCAATGTTAGTCACTAACTTTGAAGATACAAAAGCATACAAATTAGGTATCATTGATAAAGATGGTAAAAATCTAAAGAAAGTTAGCACTCTTAAAAGTTCTGAAGAGAAGGATGCTTACACATTTTTAACTCGCTTAGTGTTTAACATGAAAAAAATCATCAATAAAATTGGTGGTGAGAATAAACTTAAATCTTTAATTGCAGCATTGTTTTTGGTTAAAGAACAATACCAATCTGGTAATCGTTCAACTGCATTAATGGAAGATAAATTTGAAAAGATCACAAAGTTATTGGATAATAACTGTTCTCTTGTTGAAGAAGAAATTTTAGTTAAAAGATTTCTTAATGAAGAAGCACCAGCAAATTCAACTGGTGCTGCAGTTTCTACAGATGAACCTAAGATTGGTACTAAAGAAATCAAAAAATATAAAATGTCAATGGTTCGTCGTCCGAAACCAGAGGTAGTTTAATAATGTGGATGTTAGCGTTTCTTCCTGATGCACTTTTAGCATGGATAATTAATACTATCCTTATTACTGGCATTGTTGGATTTGTAGCATCTCTTTTCTTTGATTATGTAGTTCGTTGGCTTCCAGTCGTTGCACCTTATCACTTACTAATAAAAGTGGTAAGCGTTGTGCTCATGGTTATAGGTGTTTACCTCAAAGGTGGATACTCTGTTGAAATGGAATGGAGAGAAAAGGTTGCTGAACTTGAAGCCAAAATCGCAATCTCTGAGCAACAGTCTAAAGAAGTGACTGAAAAGATTGTCACTGTCTACAAAGACAAAGTTAAAGTTGTTAAAGAAACACAAATTGTAATACAAGAAAAAATTAAAGAAGTAGAAATTAAAGTTGATTCTGAATGTAAACTTGCACCAGAAGCAATTAATATACTAAATGAAGCAGCAATTCCAGGCGGAGTAAAAAGATGAAAACCTTTTTACCAATTGCTCTAACAATATTAATATTAGCTGGTTGCAGTTCGACACCAGTTAAAAGAAATTTTCCATCAGTTCCAGCTGAACTTATGGAGATGTGTCCTGACTTGAAGAAAACTGAACCTACTGAAAAGTTAAGTGAAGTGTTGAAAGTCGTAGTGGACAATTACGGTCAATACCATGAATGCAAAATTAAGGTTAGTACTTGGATTGAATGGTACAATGCACAAAAAAATATTTTTGAGAGTGTAAAATAATGGACACAGAAAGACTAGCCAAATTGGAAGCACAAGTAGAAACCATAAAAGAGGATGTAAAAGAGTTGAAATCTGATCTCAAAGAGGTACACTCTCGTATCACTACATCCAATAGAGAAATCGTTGACAAGATTGACGATATGCAAACACGCATCGAACATAAGATGCAAGCCAATGCACAAATCTCTCAAGACCAACATGCTGACATTAAAAAAGATGTTGTTCAAGATTTAGAGAAAATGAACGGCAGAGTTGCAGCACTTGAACAGTGGAAGTGGTATGTAATTGGCGGTGCAGGAACTGTAGGTTTTATTATTGGTCATTTAGCTGAAATTGCAAAGTTTTTAAAATAAAACTTGCTTTGTAATGATAAGTAGGGTATAATGTACTCTACTAGTGGAGATTTGTGATGTTATACATTGATGCAAAGTACGCCCAAATACTGGGTGGTCGCTTGCGCAACTTCAAACAAAAGAAAGATTATCTCTGGAACTATTCGTGTCCAGTTTGTGGGGATAGCACATCCAATAAATTAAAAGCACGTGGTTATATCTATCGTGCAAAGGCAGATCTATTTGTAAAATGTCACAACTGTGGTTACGGTACTAACATAGGTAATCTTATTAAGTATGTTGATACAAAATTGTATGATGAGTATGTGCTTGAAAGATACAAGTCTGGTGCAACAAGATATAATGATCACAAAGACATTGCTGACACACAAGTAATTTTTGAGACAGAACCAGAAGATCTTCTTGAAGATGATATTCTGTCATCTCTCTTAAGATTAGACAAACTACCGCTGACACATCCTGCTGTTCAGTATGTAGTTAAAAGAAAGATTCCAAAGGATAAATGGAGTCTGTTGTACTTTGCTCCAAAATTTAAAGCATACACTAATTCAGTGATTGCTAAATTCCAAGAGCCAATACAAGACGACCATCCAAGGATGATTATTCCATTCTTTACTAATGCTGGTAAGTGTTTTGCATATCAAGCTAGAGCGTATGGAAATGAAGAGCCTAAGTATTATACCATCAAGGTGGATGAGACTCAGGAAAAAATTTATGGACTTGAAAGGATTGATTATGCTAAAAGGATACTTGTGGTCGAAGGACCAATTGACTCGCTTTTTCTACCAAACGCAGTGGCTGTTTCAGGAGCAAGTTTTGATACCCCTACTATTCGGAGTATTCTTGCTAATGCCACTATTGTAATGGACAATGAGCCAAGAAATAAAGATATTGTCAAACAGTTAGAAAAGTATATCAATTTAGGTTATTCTGTCTGTATGTTCCCAGAACATATTCAACAGAAAGATGTGAATGAAATGATTTTACATGGCGGAATGACTGCCGATGAAATCGCTGAAGTCATAAATACCAATACCTTCGCAGGTATAGAAGCAAAGTTGAAATTTAGTACATGGAAGAAAATATGAATGTTAGAATGATAAGTTATAGTAAACCTTCGGAAGAAATGTATAAAGAAGGTTTAGTAGATGTACAAGAGTTAGTTGCCTTTTGTGCTAGAGTGAGTAATCCCAGCAACCAGTTCAACACAGATACATCAGAGAAGTTAATTAAGTATTTAATTAAACATCAACACTGGTCACCACTAGAAATGGTCAGTGCTTGTTTAGAAATTGAAACAACTCGTGACATAGCAAGACAAATCTTGCGTCATCGTTCTTTCTCGTTCCAAGAATTTAGCCAGCGATATGCTGATCCAACAAAAGACTTATCTTTCGTTCTTAGGGAAGCCCGACTCCAAGATACGAATAATCGTCAAAATAGTATTGTGACTGACAACTTAGCATTACAAGCATGGTGGGAAGAGAGACAAAAGCGAGTGATTGAAGAATGTAAAAATGCTTATGAGTGGGCAATCGTAAATGGGATTGCAAAAGAACAAGCAAGAGCAGTACTGCCAGAAGGACTGACTGTTTCTCGTCTTTATATGAATGGTACATTGCGTAGCTGGATTCACTTTATTGAACTCCGATCTGCAGATGGTACACAAAAAGAACACCAAGAAGTCGCACGACACTGCGCAAAGGTTATTGCTGAGGTATTCCCTCTAGCAAATGAATTAATAAAACTATAAGAATATTGGGGCAAGAAATATGAATGACATTGTGCATGGCATAACGGTAGACTATACACGTGATAAATTGTTTGATGAGTTGGGTAGAATTAGATTAAAAGAATCTTACATGAAGGATGAAGAGGTTTCACCTCAAGAAAGGTTTGCATATGTTTCATCGACTTTCGGAAGCACTCCAGAACATGCACAGCGACTATATGAATACTCCAGTCTTCATTGGTTGTCTTATTCTACTCCCATTCTTTCTTTTGGTCGCAGTAAGCGTGGTCTGCCTATATCATGTTTTCTTAACTTCATTGAAGATACTGCTGAGGGTCTAGTTGATAATCTATCTGAAACAAATTGGCTTTCAATGTTGGGCGGTGGTGTCGGCATTGGCTTTGGCATTCGTTCAGCGGATGATAAATCTACTGGAGTCATGCCCCACCTTAAAATGTATGATGCCTCATCTCTTGCTTATCGTCAAGGTCGTACTCGCAGGGGTAGCTACGCTGCTTATCTGGACATTAGCCATCCTGATATTATATCTTTTCTTGAGATGAGAAAACCAACAGGCGACCAGAATATGCGTTGTCTGAACATGCACCATGGAATTAATATCCCAGATGCATTTATGGAAATTATTGAGCAGTCTATGCTTGATCCAAACTTTGATGACTCATGGAAATTAGTTGATCCAGCTTCTAACGAAGTTCGTGAAACAGTATCAGCCAAAGAATTGTGGCAACGTATTCTTGAGATGCGTATGATGACAGGCGAACCATACTTGCACTTTATCGATGAATCAAATCGTAAAATGCCACAGCACTTGAAAGATCTTGGATTAAAGATTAATCAGTCAAACCTTTGTTCAGAAATTATTCTACCAACTAACGAAGAGCGTACTGCTGTTTGTTGTTTATCATCTGTAAATTTGGAGTATTATGATGAATGGAAATCTGATCCTTTGTTCCTTGCTGATATTGCTGAAATGTTGGATAATGTTCTGGAGTATTTCATTCTTAATGCTCCTGACACCATTAAGCGTGCAAGGTATTCTGCCATACGTGAGCGCAGCATTGGGATCGGTGCTTTGGGTTGGCATGCTTATCTACAACGAACTAATCTGCCATGGGAATCAGCTATGGCAGTCGGAAGAAACAAACAAATCTTTGCGCACATAAGAGGAAAACTAGATGATGCTAATAAAAAACTTGGATTGGAACGTGGTGAAGCGTTGGATGCTGTGGGTACTGGGAATAGGTTTAGTCATCTCATGGCTATTGCTCCTAATGCTAGTTCTTCCATTCTTATGGGTAATACTTCTCCTAGCATTGAACCTTATCGTGCTAATGCTTATCGTCAAGACACTTTATCAGGATCCCACTTAAATAAGAACAGGTGGCTCGATGCGATTATTCAAAAACAAGCAGTCAATCATAAAGAAGGTTGGTCAGACGAAGTATGGTCTAGCATCATTGCGAATGATGGTAGTGTTCAGCACTTGGATTGGTTGGGAGACTGGGAGAAAGATGTCTTCAAAACTTCTATGGAAATTGACCAGCGTTGGGTCATTCAACACGCTGCCGACAGGCAACAATATATCGACCAAGCACAATCGTTAAATGTATTCTTTAGACCAGATAGTCACATCAAGTATATTCATGCGGTTCACTTCCAAGCATGGAAGTCTGGATTAAAAACTATGTACTACTGCCGTAGTGATAAGATTGCTAAAGCAGATAAAGTATCAAAACGAATTGAACGAGAAATTATTAAAGAAATTAACTTGACAGCATTAACTACTGATGATGGTGCGTGTATGGCATGTGAGGGATAAATGTTTAGTGTTTATAAAAATATTCTACCAGAAGATGATTTCTTAATTGAATATGAAATGATAAGAGATAGTTCTTGGACATTTAATAACATTAGTTCTAAATCAGAAAACGCCATAACATTTTGGTATAAAAACTTAATAGAAAAACCATACTACTCAGAATTTTTATTTAAACGAATACAAAAATTAACCAATAAAACATTTGAATTAATATCAGTTAATGCAAATGGGCAATCATATGGTCAATGTGGAGATTTTCATAGAGATGCACTACAAGATGATTGCTATACATTTTTGATTTATATGAATCCAATTTGGCAACCAAACTGGGAAGGTTTTACTATCTTCCAAGAAAATGATGAAATTCAATCATATCTTCCTGTACCTAACAGTGGAGTATTATTTAAAAGTAACATGCTACATTATGGTAGCGACCCATCAATCCATTGCAAACAATTACGAATAAGTGTTGCATTTAAACTAAAAGAGATAAACAATGTCTAAAATACATAGCAGAATGACAGATGAAAGAAATTACTTCAAACCATTTAATTATCCATGGGCATATGATGCATGGTTAAAGCACGAGCAATCACATTGGTTACATACAGAAGTACCAATGGCTGAAGATGTAAAGGATTGGAAAAAGAAACTAACACAACCCGAAAAAGATTTCTTAACAAACATCTTTCGTTTCTTTACACAAGGTGACATTGATGTCGCTGGTGGATATGTGAAGAACTATCTTCCATACTTTCCACAACCAGAAATTCGTATGATGTTGTCTGGATTTGCAGCACGTGAAGCACTACACATTGCTGCGTATAGCCATCTGATTGAAACCTTGGGTCTACCCGAAGTTACATATTCTCAGTTTATGGAATACCAAGAGATGAAAGACAAGCACGATTATGTTGCTGACATCTCATCACGTAATGGTACGATTGCTTCAACTGCTGAACACATTGCTGTGTTTTCTGCATTCACCGAAGGTATGCAGTTATTCTCTTCATTCATCATGCTTTTGAATATGCCACGCCATGGTATGATGAAAGGTATGGGACAGATCGTTACATGGAGTATTGTTGACGAAACCATGCATGCTGAGTCAATGATTAAGTTATTCCGTGAATATATAAAAGAGAATCCACAAATCTGGAATGATGAACTCAAGGGTAAAATCTACACTATTGCAGAACGCATGGTAGAACTTGAAGACAAGTTTATCGATATCTCTTTTGCTGGCGCAGAGATGCGTGATCTATCCGCTGAAGACGTAAAGAAGTATATTCGTTATATCGCAGATCGTCGCCTAATCTCTCTTGGTATGAAAGGTGTATTCAAAGTTAAAAAGAATCCACTGCCATGGGTTGAAGAAATGATTAATGCACCAGTACACGGCAACTTCTTTGAGAATCGTGTAACTGATTATGCAAAAGGCACTTTATCTGGTGACTGGGGTGATGTTTGGGGTAAGGCAGCATAATGTCACATATCGTAGCGAACTTACCACCTATTAAGTGTTTTGTACGCAGAGAGTTTCTCTATGACTTTGAGAAAGGTCACGGAGAACTTGAACCTTGTTGGTGGGTTAGCATTAAGTCTTTACGAGGACAAGCGTTTCGTATTGAATCGTATCTAAATAATTACGGTGCTTTATATGATAAACTACCACTACATGCTTACTGCTGGAAACCAATTGAAGGTGAACCACTACCCCTAGATTATCTTCAGTTGTGGGATTGTCTTTCTTATGATATCACAGTGATTAAAAAAGCACAACTACAGTCAATGCGTTGTAAGTTTAAATTGAAGAACGGAGATTGGCAGTATGGTGTTTATCTTTTTACAGTTGATTCTGCTCATCCTGATTTTAACATTCTTGATACAGGGTTTTCTGAAGATCCAGAAGACCACAAGTCTTATAATTTCATTCAGTGTGATAATGGGCAGTTTGCTGCTCAGCCAAATAATCGTTTAATTATATTAGAACCAAGCAGCAATCCAAAAGAACTAAAACATCCAGATTTTAAAGTTGCCACTGTCAAATGGTCTGTAGAGTCAGATTCTAAGTGGGCACTGGGCGATACTAAAACAGTCATGTACGAGGAGTAATATGGCATATTCAAATAAAGTTATTGACCACTATGAAAACCCACGTAATGTTGGTTCTCTGGATAAAGACGATCCATCAGTTGGAACTGGCATGGTTGGTGCACCAGCATGTGGTGATGTGATGAAGTTACAGATTAAAGTTGAAGATGGAATTATTACAGATGCAAAATTTAAAACATACGGATGTGGATCTGCAATTGCAAGTTCCTCTCTTGTTACCGAGTGGGTTAAGGGCAAGACATTGGAGCAAGCAGCAGTTATTAAAAATTCAGACATTGCTCAAGAACTCGCATTGCCACCAGTCAAAATCCATTGTAGCATCCTTGCTGAAGATGCCATAAAAGCAGCAATAAACGACTATCAACTAAAATGTGAGTGCATATGATTACTCTAACAGAAAACGCAAAAATACAACTTACTGAGATTCTTTTAGATGAACCCTCTATGAAATATGTAAGAGCATTTATTACTGGCGGAGGATGTTCTGGTTTTAACTATGGATTTACGCTTGAAGCTGACAAAGAAGAAGATGACTTTGTTATTGATAATCTCGTAGTTGATGCTATGAGTATGCAATATTTTGATACGGCAACAATTGATTTCACTAGTGACAAACTAAAAGGTTCACAGTTTGTTATCTCTAATCCTAATGCAAAATCCACTTGTGGATGCGGAAGTTCATTTAGCGTATGATAACAAAATATTTTGAATGTGAAAGTTGTGACGCAAGAGGAAAGATAGTTCTCAAGGGAGAAGACAAGGTGCTTGCTGATATTGTCTATTGTCCTGTGTGTTCTGCTGATATCTACGAAGAAGAGGAACTCGACGAGGATGAATAAATATGTTCTATGTGGACATATAAAAACATTATTGTTGAGGAATTACCAGAAGACTGCGTTGGCTTTGTTTATTTAATTACGAACAAAGCCAGCAGTCGTATGTATGTGGGTAAGAAACTATCTAAGTTTTCTAAAACTACATACAAGATGATGACACAGAAAAACGGAATCAAGAAACGAAAGAAGATCCGTAGCAAAATAGACTCCGATTGGATGGAGTACTATGGTTCGAGTTTAGAACTAAATAAAGATGTAGAGTCTCTTGGCAAAGACAACTTTGTTCGTGAGATTCTTTTCTTTTGTAAATCTAAAGCTGAATGTTCTTACATAGAAGCACGAGAACAGTTTGCACGAAAGGTGTTGGAGTCAGACGACTACTACAACGGACAGATATCTGTTCGAGTCCATGGCTCTCATATTAAAAACAAACTATGACATATTTACTTTTTGCAGTTGCACTATCATTGTCGGCACTTGCTGCGTATTACGCAGTGATGGGTCTTGTCGCAATCTTTGCTGCAGCTGTTGTACCGATTGCTCTTATGGGTTCGTTGCTTGAGGCATCGAAACTTGTAGTGGCATCATGGCTCTATCAAAACTGGAAAGAAATTCCAACATTGATGAAGTCATACTTTGTAGCTGCCTTGATAGTGTTAATGTTATTAACATCAATGGGCATTTTCGGATTCTTATCAAAGGCACATTTGGATCAAGCAATTCCTACGGGAGATGTTCAATCTAAGTTAGCATTGATTGATGAGAAGATTAAAACAGAAAAGGAAAATATCAATGCAAATCGTAAAGAACTTACTCAACTCGATGCTCAAGTGGATCAAACCATCGCAAGAACAGACGATACCAAAGGAACAGAGCGAGCCATTACCGTCCGCAGAAGCCAGCAAAAAGACAGAGCCAGAATCCTCAACGAAATCGGTACAGCGCAAGCCAAGATCGCCAAGTACAACGAAGAACGTGCCCCCATCGCCAGCGAAGTCCGTAAAGTCGAAGCCGAAGTCGGTCCAATAAAATACATTGCTGCATTGATATATGGTGACGAAAGTTCTAATGATACGAATATGCTTGAAAAAGCAGTTCGTATCGTCACTATACTAATTGTTATAGTATTTGATCCGCTGGCAGTATTATTATTAATCGCTGCTAACTGGAATCTCAAACATACTGGTACAAGAAAGTGGAATGACTTTTTTGAGAAACCACCTGTTGAAGACTTTCCAGAAAAAACAGAAGTTAGACTTAATGACGAAATAAAAGTCGATGAACCAAGCACAACTCCTGTTTTTGATCATATTACAGAACATTTATCAAAAGAACAATTAGAAACTACTATTGTTCCAGAAGAAATTAAAAAAGAAGTCAATGATTTACTAGAATCTGAACTTCCAAAAATTGAAGTAGACGAACCAACTAAAGATTGGCAACCAGAACTCTATAATAGAAAACAAGTTGGTCGATATTTAGAAGAAACTGGTCAAAAACCATCGAAGACACAATCGTTCTTGAACAAAGTCCAGAGTGTGTTTCCATCTCCAGGTGTAAAAACCATCGAAAAAGAAGTAGACGAACTGCAAGACAAAAAACCTAAATAGTAGTAATACTGCCATGGTTTAGGAGAATTGTAGTGGATCCCATAACTATTGGGCTGGCATTTGCTGCTGCCCAATCAGCGGTCAGCCACATCAAACAAGCTATAGCTCTGGGCAAAGACATAAACAGTCTAGTAGGACAATTCAGCAAGTTTTTTGAGTCTTCAGATTCAATACATCGTGAACGAATAAAGTTAAAAGCTAAGGCTAATCTACTAGGCAAAACAGATGCAGAGTTAGGTCACGAAGCCTTACAAATTGCCATGCACAGTGATGCCCTAAGGCAAGCTGAACGTGATTTAAAAGACATGCTTCTTTGGCAATTAAACAAACCAGAAATCTGGGAACGAATGATTGCTGAGCGCACTAGGCTTTTTAAGGCAAGAGCAGAAGCCCAACGTGCAGAAGAAGACAGACAAGCAGCCCATAAGAAAAAAATGGCAGACATGCTTATGCTTGGTATGTATTTTCTAGCAGGTTCTGTTGTTGTTTTCTGTATTGCCATGGTTGGTGTTGGAATTTATGGTCAGATGGAAGAAAAACGAATTTATGAGCAAAAAGTTGCTCAGAGAAATCTAGTTCTTCGTCAGCAACAAAAACAACGTGATGCTCAAGAACAGAAAGAGCGTGAAGATTACGCCAAAGGATCTAAGTAAATGTATGAGTGGGTCTTATTTTTAACATTATTAGCAAAAGAGCCTGATGTTAAAAAATGGCCAGAGTGGCAGTGTGTCCGCTGGACTTGGTCTGGTGATGTTTATGAGCGTCGTGTAGTTTGTTTAGAGTGGAAAAAGAGGGAGAATAGATGGATCCCCTAACACTCTTTGCTCTAGCCAATGGTGCTGTATCTGCGATTAAAGCTGGATGTAAATTATACAAAGATATCAAAGGCGCAGCTGGAGATATAAAGGATGTACTCAAAGATCTAGATGCGCAGTTCCATGGTATGTATGCAGAGAAAGGAAAGACACCACCACCTGCAGCAATCAAACAACTGAATGAAGAAAAGTCTAGGATAAAAGAATTAAACAAGAAAGATTCAGGTGATGTTTATTTTGATTTAGGTCAACATCTTGGTGCTTTCTTTGACAATCAAGCAAAATGTATAGCAGTATTTGAAGCAGAAGAAAAACAATCATATAATTTATACACAGGTGATGCTTCTGTAGGAAAACGTGCTCTGCAAAGAGTACTAATGAAAAAGAAACTTGAGCAGATGGAAGTTGAGTTAAGACAGGTAATGATATATCAAAGTCCACCTGAATTGGGTGCACTCTGGACAGAAGTACTACAGCAATCTAAGATAATAAATGCAAGACAGTCTGAAGCATTGAAGCGTCATATTCAGATACAAATGCAACATGATAGAGAACATGCCAAACTGGTTAAGAATTTTAAAACATTTGGTAAATGGTTTGGTATTTTTATGGGCGCATTTACTTTTTCTATGATTATACTGTGGTTTGTTGTGCAGGATAGAATAGAAAAGTACCCACATCTAGGAACTGATTTTGTTCCTAAAACTGAACAACAAAGAAGAATAGAAGCACAACCAAAAGAATATATTGGAAGATAAAATATGAAAATACTAGCGTTGTTACTGTTTAGTTTTTCTCTGGTTGCACAGGCGCAACCACAGGTTGCTGTGCCACAACCATTTACATACAACTATCAAGTAACTTGTGGTCCAGTCGTTCAACTAATAGAATTTCTTTCTAAGACACAGAAAGAAGAATTCACTTGGTCAGGTTCAGATATATCAGATGGTTCAGTCTATTCTTTATGGCAAGATACAAAAGGTAACTGGACGCTGCTAAAAAAGAATAGACAAATTGCTTGTGTCATAGGCTCTGGTACTTCTGGAACAAGAAATATATGATAAGAAAATAACTATTAAAAAGGAGAGACCATGGGAGAAGAAAATAAAAACGAAGATTGGATGCAGAAGAAGTGGCGTCCAGCCATGGGTTGGATGTACATGATTATTTGTACACTAGATATGGCTATATTCCCAGTACTGTGGAGTTTGCTACAAGTACTTACTCATCAAACAGTCACCCAATGGAATCCACTAACACTACAAGGTGCTGGTTTATTTCACTTAGCGATGGGTGCAGTTCTTGGTATTGCAGCATGGGGTCGTACTCAAGAGAAAGTTGCTGGAGCAGCAAGTAATGTAACACCAGTTGCGCCAACACTTATAGCACCAACACCAGTTCCAATGGTTCCAAGACCAATGCCATTAGCTGTAGCACCAACAGTAGACTTATTGCCAGATGATCCACAAACACGTAACACTAGAAACGATTAAGATATTATGTACCAATATAAATGTAAAATTATTAAAGTTCTTGATGGCGACACAGTTGATATAGATTTAGATTTAGGTTTTAAAATTATCCTTGCTAATCAAAGAGTGCGCTTGGCTGGAGTTGATACTCCAGAATCAAGAACTACTATTGCAGAAGAAAAGGTTCGTGGTGTAATCTCTAAAAAGAAATTAGCAGAGAAATTACCTATTGGCTCTTGGCAAATTATTGAAACTCAAAAGCCTGATAGTAACGATGATAAGTTTGGTAGAATCCTTGGTGTAATTATTCTTGAAGATGGTACTCGTGTCAATGATTGGTTAATTCAAAACAATTACGCTGTACCATACAAAGGTGAGAACAAGGACTTGACTCAGGCAGAGCATCAGGCTAATAAAAAGATTCTAATTGAGCGTGGCGAACTGAAACCATAATGAAATATAAAACGATATTCATAAGTGATGTTCACTTAGGTACTCGTGATTGCCAAGCAAATAAGTTAAATAACTTTTTAAAACATAATACTTGCGAGACTCTATATCTCGTGGGTGATATAATTGATGCTTGGAAGATCCAACAGAACAAGTGGCGATGGAAACAAAGTCACACCAATGTTGTCCGCAGAATACTTGGTCATGCCAAGCGTGGAACTAGAGTGATTTATGTTGCAGGTAATCATGATGAATTCTTAAGACCGATGATTCCTTACGGATTCTCTTTCGGTCTGATTGAAATACAAAATCAAACAGAACATGTCGGTGTAAATGGTAAACGATACCTAGTCACGCATGGTGACCTATTCGATGGTATTACTCGACTGGCACCATGGCTTGCATTTCTTGGCGATAAACTATACGATCTAGTTCTTGATTGGAATTCTCGTTTCAATTGGGTTCGTCACAAACTGGGATTTGGGTACTGGTCACTGTCTAAATACTTAAAACATAAAGTTAAAAAAGCATCTGACTTCATGTTCCAGTTTGAAAAGAATCTTGCAGCATACTGCAAGAAACGAGGGTATGATGGAGTTATCTGTGGGCATATTCATCATGCTGAAATCAAAGAGATTGATGGTGTTACATATATGAACGATGGCGACTGGGTTGAGTCATGCACTGCTCTTGTTGAACATCATGATGGACACTGGGAAATAATAACATGGACAAAGGAGACCGACCATGAAAGTACAGGAAATAATAAAGAAGATGTACCAAGCGTGCATCAGCCACGACAAGATCAAAGAAAAGAAAATGTGGTTGAAAGCATTGAAGAAATCACTAAAGCATAAACATACGCATGTCATTAAGTAGTAAAATAACAATTGTAGTTCCTTGTAAAAATGAGGAAAATTACATAGGGTGGTTGCTGTTACAACTGCGCAATCAACTGATAGGTAGTACCAGAATTATTATTGCAGATTGCTCTACTGACAATACTCGTAAAGTTATTGAATCCACCAAAGGAAGATTGAATGTTGAGATTATT